TTGAAGCTATAACAGAAGCTAACAAAAATTATGTTCCTTTCTCAAGAGTTCTTGAAGCAATAGAGGGTGAAAAAGGTTATACTAAAAATGTATCTAATCCTTTTAAGAGGATTAAAGGATCAGAGAGAGATGTTATTGACCCAATAGAAACTGTATATAATAATACATTTCACATTATAAAACTTGCTGAACGAAATGCAGCTCTTATAGAATTTTTTGATTTTGTTAAAGCAAACGAAAAAATATTTCCAGATATTAAAAAGAAAACAACTACCAAACAAATAAAGATAGAAAGAAAAGAATTAGAATCTGTATTAGACACAACATCTAAAAATTTTATATCTGATAAAGGAATAGAAAATTTTAAAGTATTTAGAAAAGAATTTTTGCAACCTGATGAAACTTCTGTGGGTGTAATGAGAAATGGTAAGTTTGAAGTTTATGAAGTTGGAAAAGAATTAGCTGGTGCTTTAAAAGATTTTGACCCAAGAGCTATGGGTGATTATATTAAAATGTTTAGATTAAATGCTCCTGCTAAATGGTTAAGAGCAGGTGCTACTGCATCACCTGACTTTGTATTTGCAAATATAATAAGAGATACAGTGTCTGCTGCTGTGTTTAGTAAATATGGATTTGTACCTTTATGGAGTTCATTAGAAGGAGCTATAACTTTGGTTATGGGTAAATCAGGATTATCAAAAAAATCACAACAGATATATCAAAAGTGGGTTAGATCAGGTGGTATGCAATCTACTTTAGTTTCTCTTGATAGAAATATATTTGATAAACCTGCTTTTGAAATTTTAAATAAAGGACCTGTTAGAAATTTACTTAAAACACCATTAGAATATTTAAGAATATTATCAGAGTTTTCAGAAAATATGACAAGAATATCTGAATTTGGAAGAGCTTATAAAAAATCTAAAAAAGCAGGATTAACAGAAAAAGAAGCTATTGAAAGAGGTGGATTTGAATCAAGAGATATAACTATTGATTATTCTAAAATGGGTTTAAAAATGAAAGGACTAAATCAAATAGCTGCATTTTATAATGCAAGACTACAAGGTTATGCAAAAATTTATGATGCTTTTAAACAAAGACCAGCAAGAGCATTTACTATGATTACAGGATCAATCATACTTCCATCTATATATTTTTGGTTAGCAAACAAAGATGATCCTATTTATCAAAGACAACCAGAGTGGGTAAAAAATAATTATTGGGTAGTCGTACATGATGGTGTGCCTTATAGAATATCTAAACCTTTTGATCTTGGTGTAGTGTTTGGTACAGGTACAGAACAATTATTAGATTGGTTAAACAAAGAACATCCAGATGAAATTAATGATTTTATTTATGACTTTGGAATATCACAATTAAAAAATATAAATCCAGTTCCTACATTTTTTGCTCCTGTTATGGAAACATATATGAATAAAAGTTTTTTTACAGGTAAACCTATTGTTCCAGATTATATGGATAAAAAATTATTATCTAAATATCAATATACAACTTATACATCTGAAGTTGCTAAAGGTATATCAAGAGCTATTAATACAATGATTGGAAATGATTATACTAAATTAGATAATCCTATATATATTGATAATTTTTTAAATGCTTGGTTTGCTAGTTTAGGTAGATTTGTTATACAAATGACAGACAAAGGTTTAGTAGAGTTTGGTGTTATAGAAGATCCAATTAAACCCACAGATAATTTAACAATTATACCAGGTATTAGAGCATTTAATTTAAGAGATCCAAGTGGTAATTCTGAATTTATAACTGATTTTTATCAAGAGTTTGCTAAAATAGATAAAGACATTGGAAGCATATTGGCTTTAGAAAAACAAGGAAATATAGAAGAAGCATTAAAAGTTAAAGAAAAAATTAATATGAAAGATAAAAATGTTCTTCAATTATTAAATATAAGAGATGCTTTAAAAGAAATAAATTATGTTATAAGAAATATATATAATACTAAAAAATATACTGCTGATGAGAAAAGAGAACTAATAGATGCTCACTATCTTTTAATGATAAAAACAGCAAAAAGAGGACTAGATATGATGTATTATAAGGTTGATAATGATAATAAATAATAATATAGAGAAACTAATATGACAATATCTTCAACTACAGTAAAAAATTCATATTCAGGTAATGGAAGCACAACAGCTTTTGCCTACACATTTAAGATAT